AATTGGAACGTCTTTTCCAGTTGACCGAACAGATGAAAGAACGAGAAAGTCTTTCTGAAGTTCAAGATAAAATGAGTGTACAAACCCCTAACATTGAAGAAATAGCAGTTTCTGCTAAAGGAGAACCAAATGGTTAAAAAATACCATCAAGATGCTAAGGATCGTCATGACGAATCTGTAGGCATGAAAAGATACGAAAGATCAAGAGAGCATGGAACAGGCTTTTACGGCATGTTGTCAGAAGACCATTCTGCTCCAGCTAACCTTCCACAACACGTGGTTCATAAGTTCTATCCTAAGTGTGATGAATTCATGGGTTCTAAGCTAGATGACACAATCCGTGGTCTAGATGATACTCGTAGTGAAGACATTGATCTTATGGAAAAGCATGAATCAAAAGTTAAATATTAAGGGTTAATATGGCTATGCCAAGACCTCAAGGCAAGGCATTCGAAATCGCACAAGATACGGTTCCGGGCTTGCATCATACTAAAGACAAACCGAGCGCCTTGAAAAATACAGGCCAAGATGGTTCTATGTCTGAAGTTGAGATAAACCAAACAAATAATATTTCAAATAAGGAAAGTTAGTTATGAAAAGACAAGGTTTTAATGATAGACTCGACGATTCCTTGGGTGCTAGACATCCAGGACCCCATAAAGAATCGATGAAAGATCGTAGAGATGAGTCTAAAGGAATGGAAAAGAAAGCTACAGGTCACGCTTATGCCGGTGATAAAGCTATGGATAAGCAGTATGATAGTCATATGGCTCATGCTCACCATAAATATATGGCTGCTAAGCATCGCAAAAAAATGCACAAGAAGTAGTAATAGTAGGGGTTTCGGCCCCTATTTCATAAAGGATAAATATTATGCCCTTTAAATCAGAAGCTCAAAGAAAATATTTTAGAAGTCAGCTTCCCCATCTAGCAGATGAATGGGAATCACATACTCCTAAAAAGAAGTTACCAAAAAAAGTTAAGACTGGAGTCCAGAATGGCCTTAAAAAGAAAAGTCCCATCAAGAAAAAAGTCAGTAAAAAAGTCACCAAAAAAGCGTGCTGTAAAGGCTGCAAAGAAAATCATTCTTGCGAAGGGAATAAAAGTAAAGCGAGGAGTAGAGTCCAAGCTAGAAAAAAAACCCGGAGGAAGTAATGTTGGAGAATATAAAAAAGTTTCTAAGGGGAAGTTCTGTGGTCCTAGTGGCGGTTCTCCTAAGGCTAGCTATCCTGTTAATTCTGCGAAACGCTGTCGTGCCGCTTTAGCTTATGCTCACAATGCTCCTAATCCTTCAGGGATAAGATCGTGCGTCCGCCAAAAATGCAAGGGTAAGGTTAAAGAGTTTGAAAAGAAGAAGTGATAATCCAATGTCCCTCTTGTAAGATACAGACCAAAGACTCCACCTACCCTGAGGAAGGATATTCTACTCCCATTTGTTCTTTTTGTTCACAATCACGTACTCAGAAAGAAATCCTAGACTGGCAAGTATCCAATTTAGAGCAGATTCCTCCTGAGTTTTTTCCTGTTGTATTTAGACATTTCTAAAGGTATCTTTGTAGTCAACTTAAAGATATAAGTAGTGGAGAATATGGTAGAGACAATAGGAAAAATAGCGACTGATCTGCAAGTCAAAGCTGATATGCAGACTGATTCTATAGAACTGCAAAGAGAAATGCTTGACGGCTCGAATTCTGAAAAGTCATTTGAAGATGAAGTAAGGTTTACCATTAATAGAGGTCTTAAAGACAGTGAAATTAATGGAGATTTCTTCGTCGTGGTATTGACCAAGAAAGAGCGTCTATTAAAAAACGTTCTTCGGAATTACTTCTTTTATAGACAATCGTGTCCTACTCCTGAATTTGATCAAACGGTTTACCATTATCACCGAAAAGTAGATGAGGCGGAAAATCTATGGACCGTTCCTAATAATGCAGCATGTCGTTTTCTTCCAGAGCTAAGTAAAGACTTGCCTGAAGATCAGATGAGACTTGTTTATATGGTAGAGGCCTTTAATAACGGAGACTTAGACAGACTATGTTCTAAGCTTAACCTTAAAAAAGAATCAAAGATTCTTATAACTCCCTAACTACTAATCTTCTACTTATTTCTACTGATTTAGTAATAACCGTATATTTATTAGTAGTTAAATATTTAATTATTTATACTTATGGAAGGTATTTTCGCATAGCCAGCGTCATGGTCATACCCACTCGACGTACCGCGTTAACGTCAAACGCAAAGGAGATATATGGACGAACCAACTTTGAACGTAGCTGAAGAAATTCAGCAAGAGGAAGCCGTTCAGCCTCAAACAGACCAAGAGTCTGAGTCTAATATTCCCGAAGGTTCATCTCAGGAAGAGAAGAGGGCTACATCGAAAGATGAGAACTTTATCAGACTAAGAGAAACCAAGGAGCAGCTTGAGAGAGAGAATAGAGAGCTTAAGCAATATTATCTGAAGATGCAAGCGAAGGAATCCCCTAAAGAAGAGGATGATTTCAACGTAGAAGATGATGATATAGTAGAAGGTCGAATTGTTAGAAAGCTTCATAATGAGATTAAGGAACTGAAGAAATTCAGAGATTCTTATAATCAAGAGAAGCAGGCTAGTATACCCGATCGTCTCAAATCTAAGTTTTCTGATTTCGAACAAGTTGTAACTCCTGAAAATGTAGAGAAATTAAAACAAACCGAGCCAGAGCTTTATGCTTCTATAACGGCTGGGGGAGATCTCTATAATAAAGGCGTTTCGGCTTACAAGACGTTGAGGGCGATTGGTATTGTGAAAGATGATCCATATGTATCAGAGAAAAAACAAGTGCAATCTAACACTGAAAAGCCTGTGTCATCACAAGCAATTCGGGGTCAGGGCGCCTTGTCCGACGCAAATATCTTTGCTCAGGGATTGACTCCGACTTTAAAGAAACAACTCCAAAAAGAAATGGAGGAGGCTTCTAAGGCTCGATAACTCGAGGTATTAGATGACTACAACAACATCCATCTTGTCCGCTCCGGTTCAGCAGAGTTTTTCTTACAAGCTTTTGTCTGTTCCAGTGCCGAACATGATTTATAATATACCTGCGATGTATAAGCAAATGCCCCGTAATGGTGGTACAACACTTAGAATGCGCAGATATGATCCTTTGGCAACAGCCACAGTTCCATTAGGGAACACAGGGGTAACACCTCCACCACAACAACTAACCGCGGTCAACATTGACGCGACGATTGATTTTTACGGGACATACATACTGCTAAATGAGCAAGTAACCCTTCAGAATCAAGACCCTGTTCTTAATGAAGCTGCTCAAAGATTGGGAATATCCCTCAGACAAACAGAGGATGAATTAACTCGTAATATGCTTGCATCTACGGCTTCTTTCATCAATGCAACGGGTGGTACTAATGGAGACAATCCTACAGAACTAACTCGTTCAGACGTAGATGATGTTATTCGCACATTAGCTGATAACAATGCATATACAATTTCTGCGAACATTCGTGGAGAAGACAGATTTGGTACAGCACCGGTACGAGATGCATATTTCGCACTGGCTTCTACTAAATTGATTGGTGACTTAGAGAATGTACAGGGATTTATTGCTAAAGCCCAGTACCCTTCTCCAATGGAAGCTTTAAGAGAAGAATGGTGTTCCATTTCTAACTTAAGATTCTTAGTATCCTCTATTGGCTCAGTTTCAGTGGGCGCATCTAACCTCGGTGCTGACGTTTATAACGTCTTCAATGTAGGTATGGAAGCATTCGCTGTTATCGAACAAGATGGTTACAGCTCACAGTTCTTATATCGTCCACCTATTTATGATGGTCCTTTAGCGCTTAACGCTTCAGTAGGATATAAGATGGCACAAGTACCACGTATCACCAACGATGCATGGATCATTAATCTACGTACAACCCTAGCAGCATAAGGAGGCTATAATGGACAACACAATTATCCAACAAGGCCGCTTTACTTCTACGGGAGAAGCGGTAGAATTACAAATCCGATCTGATGTAGATTGGATGCGAGTAATAAACTATACGATTGCTGATGCTGATCAAACAGCCGCTATCGGTGTAGAGTATTACTGGCAGAGAGGTATGGCAGCAGACACTGGGATTTCTTATTTGAAATCAAATGCAGCAGCAGCGGCTAACTTAACGAATGCGATGGCATCAGGTGGTTTTACACTTCTTGATACATCTGATTCACCTCTTGGTCCTATTAATGCCACAATCACAGCTATCAGTGCAGCAGCACCTCCTGTTTCAACAAATACGGGTGTGAATGCTTTATCTGCTGGCGATGTAGTAAGATTGACTAATGTAGCAGGAGCTCAACAATTAGGTGGACTAGACTTTACAGTAGGGAATGCAACTCTTTCCGATACTACTTTTAGTCTTGATTATATGCCTTTAATTGTAGCGGGTACAACAGGGTCTTGGAGAAAAGTAAATTTCCAACCTCAGTTCTATCCTAGACATAGAGCTATTAGCTCTATCTCAGCGGCTCAAAGTGCAGTTGTTATTATGACTGTTACCCATGGGTTTACTGTTGGACAAGAGGTAAAACTCGTGGTTCCTGCAGCTTATGGAATGGTACAAGCAGATTCTCTTCAAGGTAAAATTACAGCAATAAATACAGCGACTAACTCTATTACACTAGATATCGATTCTAGTGCTTTTACAGCTTTTGCGTTCCCTGTTTCTGCTATAGTTCCTTTTAGTCCTGCTTTAGTCGTTCCAGTGGGACAAGCAGTTGAAGGTACAACAAGCAATCTATTAGATGATGCGACAATAAATACTTCATTCTTAGGAATGAAATTAGCAGCTGGTACAGCAAGTCCAGCGGGCGCTAATGCTAATGTAATTTACTGGGTAGCTGGTAAATCCTATAGTGTAAGTAACGCTTAGATAAACTTTAGAGGGGAGAAATCCCCTCTTTTCATACAGTGGAGACGATATGACAACAATAATCAAACAACAGCCTAACAGGCGTAAGATCACCAGTACCGAGATGAATAAACTCAGAGAAGCAGATCACAAAATGGTGAAGGGCATATTCAGATGTTATGAGCCAAGAGGTGGTTCTTTTACTTTTAATTTTAAAAAGTATAAGGGTGATAATGTCTTAAAGTATACTATGGTCGATGGCGAAACCTACGATGTTCCAATCATGGTCGCTAAACATTTAAATCAAAACTGTTGGTATCCAAGACATACCCACATTCAAGATATGAATGGAGTACCCATGGTAAATCAGGGCAAGAAAGTACAGAGATGTAGTTTTGAAAGTCTAGAATTTTTTAGGGAAGAAGAATGAGCACACTCGGTCTAATACGAAATAAAGTTAGAAGATTGACGGGGCGTCCCTCGGAGCAACAGATAACACTTGCTCAAGTGGATGAATACATTAATACGTTTTATCTCTATGACATGCCTGAGACTCTCCGTCTTTTTGATCAAAAGACTATTTTTCAATTCATGACCGAAGCGAACGTCGACACGTACGATATGCGTAACCAAATGGTTACCGATGATGCGGGAAGTTCTACTCTTTATCGAGCAGCCGATGTTTATAATAACCTTATTCCTCCTGCTTACGTAGCTGGATATCAGGTAATGTGGACTCAGTCCAGAGAACAGCTCTTTATCCAATATCCTGCAATCGCTCAGTTAAATCAAACGTTAGAGGGAGATGGAACAGCAGGTCCTTATAGTGTTACTTTTGCCAATACTCCTATCTTACAAAGATCTGTCTCAGTCGGAGCCATTGATAATACCGAAACAGTTATCAATCTAGTAGATGAGCCAGTGAATAGAAGAGATGGGGACTTGTATCCTATAAATACAATGGTACCCACCGCTATATCTCCTTTTGATATCAACTATCTAACGGGGGTTGTCACTGTAACTTTTTCTAATGCAATACCTATAGGGAATGAAATCTCTTTTAGTGGTGTTCCTTATGTGGCTAATAGACCCCAAGCCATCTTATTTTTTGATAACATCCTGACGATGCGTCCTATTCCGGATGCGAGTTATCTAATACGGATCGATGCTTATAAGCGACCCACCTCTTTACTAGCTACTAATACGAATCCGCAGTTAACTCAGTGGTGGCAATATATAGCTTTTGGTACAGCTTTAAAGATATTTGAAGATCAACAAGACATGGACGGCTATAATCAGATAATGCCGATGTTTATGAAACAAGAAAGTCTTGTCTTAAGACGGACAATTGTTCAGCAAACTAACCAAAGAACTAGTACTATTTATACAGAAGGACTCTCGTTTCCTTATGGTAATAATAACAATCAATTTTAGGAGGCTCAATGGCCTACGTTCCCACCACTCCTAGTGGCCCTTCCGAAGATCCTTCTCAAAGCCAACCCAAAATTACTGCTAACTTTGAAGGCATAAGCACCTTTGTACAAGTTAATCATGGAAACTTTGACGATCCAGATGAAGGTAAGCATTTATTTATGCAAATGCCGGTTCAAGGAGCAGCTCCTACTACAGGAGCAACTGAAGGAGCTTTATACACTAAAACTCTAGCAGCTCAAGCAGAGCTTTATTACCGTAAACAAAGTTCAGGAGCGGAAGTGCAAATGACAGGACCTTTTACTGCTGCTGCTAATGGCTTAGTAACTCTACCTGGTGGGCTCATCATTATATGGGGCACAGCCTCATCTGGAAACGGACTTCCAGTAAGCTACCATACGGCTTTTCCTACAGCTAGTTTTACAGTCCAGGTAACGCAAAATACCACGGGAGCACTAGCGGTAGGAGCGGTAGTTGTAGATAATACTCAATTTACTTTTTTTTCTAATCCTCCTAATGTAGTGAGTTTCTCGTATTTAGCTATAGGTAACTAATGGCCCTTAAACCTTTTCTAATAGCTCCAATCAATGGGGGTTTAATAAACAATTTAGAGCCCTGGTTATTACCAGAGGACGCCTTCTCTGTATTGAATAACGCTTATGTTTGGAGAGGAAGGGTTAGGAAGAGATTTGGTACAGCTTTACTAGGGGATACGGATTTACTTTCTAGGCTAAGAATTGACCTAGGAAATACGGATGCATCGGGAAATTTAGCTTTAACAAATATTCCTGGTATTCAATTAGAAGTGGGAATGATGTTTAGTTGTGGAACTAATATTTTTACTGTTACCGTGGTTCCCACTGTAGGTTTGACTTCTCCAACTCTTTCTACTACTTCTCCTTCCACTGGAACAGTTGAATTTACTTCTACCCCTCCTAATTTATATAAATTTTCTATTGGTGGTTCAGATGGTACTATAGCTAGTACGGCAGTGTATTTCTATCCGGCTACTCCGGTCATGGGACTTAGACAAAGAGAGCTAGGAACTATAAATGTAGAAGAAACAGTGGGTTTCGATACACAATTTAGCTACATTAGATCGGGGGGTGGTTGGGAGAGATTAGATACAGCATCCACTGGGATTTGGACAGGAAGCGATTCAGATTTATTTTGGTCAGTTAATTATCGAGGAGTGAATTTGTATGAGACAGCGTTGTATGTAGTGAATGGTGTGCAAGCTGATGGAATTAGATTTCTTCCTCAAGGATCGACTGCGTGGACACCTATAAATCCACAAACTACAGTACTGGCAACGTTTAAGTTAAATAGTGGTAAAATAATTATAGGATTTAAAAATAGACTTATAGTGTTAAATACTTTGGAGACGGTAGCGGGATTGCCCCGACAATTCAAAAATAGAGCTCGTTGGAGTATAAACGGTGACCCGACGGTTGAGGCCACTTCATGGAGAAGTGATATAAGGGGACAAGGAGGATATAACGATGCGACTACCACGGAAGCTATCGTTACTTGTGAGTTCATCAAAGATCACTTAATTGTATATTTCGAAAGATCCACCTGGGAATTAGTTTATACGGCCAACAAAGGTCTTCCATTCGTCTGGCAAAAGATTAATAGTGAACTAGGAGCCGAAAGTCGATTCTCGGTTATTGGATTTGATAAGGAGGCTTTAGGGGTGGGAAATGTAGGTGTTCATGCTTGCAATGGAACCAATGTAGAAAGAATCGATCAGAAGATTCCCGATGAAGTTTTTAAAATACATAACGGAAATGATGGGCCAAAGCGAGTCTATGGAATAAGAGATTACTACAACGAACTTGTTTACTGGACTTTTCCGAGTGCTACTCACAACCCCACTTATCCTAACCGGGTATTAGTTTATAATTACCAAAATAAATCATGGGCCTTTACTGACGATTCATTTACATGTTTCGGGTACTTTCAAGAAGATTCGGATTTAACCTGGGCATCTGTAGGAAGAATATACGGTACTTGGGAGAAATGGAATACTCCATGGGGATCCGCTACTAATCAAAGTCAGTTTGCAAATATATTAACTGGAAACCAGCAAGGGTTTACACACTTGATAAAGCCGGGTCGATCATCTAATTCCCAATCTCTTTATATCACAGCTATGACTCCGGCTACATCTACTATTACATGTCCTAATCACAATTTACAGACAGGGGATTATATCCTTATTGAAGATTCCCAAGGAGTTACTGATCTAAATGGTATTGTTGTAAGGGTTTCTGGGCCCATTGGAGGTGTTGATAGTTTTCCAATCGATACTTCTTTCACAGGAACATATACAGGAGGAGGTAAAATTACTACCGTTTCTAATATCGATATTAGAAGTGTACAGTTTAATCCTGGTACTCCAACAGGTCTTCAGTTTGCTATGCCTTACATTGATTTACTATTAGATAAAACAGAAGAAGGTGAGGTTTCAGTTGATTATTTAATAGATTCTACTATTGGATGGACTATTCAAAGTCAGATCGAAAACCAGGAAGCGGGTAATGGAGAACCAACCGTACTACTAGGGAATAATATTCTATTTACTAAACCGGAAACAAATAGTACTTATCAAACTCAACAAGAAAGAATTTGGCATAGATATTATGTTCAAACGGAAGGACGAATGATTCAACTCAAATTATACATGTCCGACTCACAGATGAGGAATCTATCTATTTCCAATAGCAACTTTCAGCTTAATGGAATAATACTTTACGTCGAGCCTACGGGGAGGATAATTGGATAGTGTCTTCTAACTTCGAAGGAAATACAAGCAACTTACTTCCCAATACTTTTTTAATTCCCCAGGATCCAGTTCAAAAAGATTTAATGTTGAGACGGTATCTAGATCAAATAGCTACTGCGGTTAATGATAAGGACTCTGCTATTTATGATGGTTTAGAAACTATAACAGGACAACAGTTTTATCCAACTTTTCCTGGCACAGAATCAACCAACTCAGTTTACAGAGAAGTTTATCGAAAAGTAATTGATTGCGGTACGCTTCCTTCATCAGCTTCTTCCACTACTGCGCATGGAATAACAACTACACAAGACTTTACTTTTGTTAAGATATATGGAACCTCAACCGATCCTGGCGTGTCAACTATCACTTCTTCTATTCCTCTACCTTACATGAATACTACTACCCCTGGAGATTCTGTAGAGTTGTCGATCAATGCTACGGATGTTATCATTACTACTACTACGGCTAACTACGCCGCTTACACTAGAACGTTCGTCGTCCTCGAATGGATGACTCAACTTTAGGAGCTTAACATGGCCTTTTTAGATTTTCTCCTTGGGAAGAAAGAAAAAACAGAACAAGTCCCAAGATTTACCCCTCAACAACAAGGTCTTCAAAACGACGTTATATCTGGTACTCAGCAAGGTCTTCCTCAAGCCTTTCAATATCTTCAACAAATACTCGGTGATAGTCCCGAACTGATGGAGCAATTTCAAGCTCCTGCAATGAGACAATTCAACGAAGATATTATTCCATCTATAGCCGAAAGATTCTCTTCTATGGGTTCTCAAAAGAGCAATGCCTTTGGACTAGAGCTAGGACAAGCAGGGGCGGGTCTAGCAGAGAACTTAGGAGCTCAGCGAGCGAATCTAAAGGGTGGAGCCGTTAATAGCTTACAGGGTCTTCTAAACCCCAGTATGCAGTCATCCTTTGAAAACAATTTCCGTCCGGCTACTTCCGGGCTATTAGGCGGTGCTTTGTCTAATGCTTCTCAAGGGCTAGGCCAAGCGGGTGGGATGGCTGCTATGATGAAATTATTACCAATGCTAGGAATCCTATAGGTTATTTATGATCGTTACCCCTCAACATGATTATGGTGAAGAACTCGGACAAGCGTTGGGCGGTGGGTTTTCTTCCGGAGCTAATCAACTTATGAAATTTAAGTTGAAGAGTATGCTTAGGGAAAGTATGAAGGCGAAAGAAGCTCAGAAGCCTTTTTCTATGTTGGATATGGGCAAGAATTTAGTTCGAACTGGTATGGACAAAGATTTGGTTTCATCCATTGATGGACATAAACTGAACGACATGGCGCAGCTAGCCTCAAATTATTCCAAAACTATGTCTCGAGATGACGCTTTGTTAAAAGCCAGGGATGAAACATTAGGGATAGGCAAAGAGTCCCAACTCTCTCAAATTCTGGGAGGAGGTGAACCAGCCGACTCCTGGGGAGATGTTTTGAAAAAAGCATATACCGGAGGAAACATTGGGAGGGGAATTTCCGCTTCTAAAGGTGAAGGAGCCGAATCGTTTAAAGAGAGAACCTCATTAAAAAATCCAACCTTCCTTCAAGAACTGGTTCACGATGGGAATAGGTTGGTAGCGGATTCCCCCTCTCTAGCAGTCGGTGGGGCTTTAGGATTCGCTGCAGGAGGACCCGGGGGGATAGCACCAGGATCTATAGGATTTAATCGGGCTTTAGAAACAGGGTTAGAAGAGTATCAAAAATATATAGATAAAGGTAAAAAAGGTTCGTTTAAAGACTTCTTAGTTTCCTCCGGTAAGACAGCCCTATCCGGAGGAAAAGGAACGGCCCAAGGTTTATTGCTCAATTACCTAGGTCCCCTGTCGGTTTTGGATAAGATTCCGGGAGGAAAGAAACTACTAAATATGACCGGAGGTAAGGCGGTTTCGTCTTTGATCAATACTGCATCCAAAGCGGGGATCTTTTCTGCTGGTAGTTCAGCTATAGAAGGAGAGATGCCTACTCTCAGACAATTTGGAAAAGATCTGGCTTTGTTTGCAGGATTTGATCTCCTCCGTGTAGCCAATCCCAAAGCTCGTAATGCACTTAATAAAATGAGAAAGAAGGGATTGGGTGGGGAGGAACTTGGAAATAAGATTAAAGAAACAGCGGAGTCCAAAGGCTACGACCTAAACAAATCGGGTGATATTGAAAGAGTAGTCAGGGACATTACCGAAGAAGCCTCCCCCAAGGGAGAAGTCCTAAGAGAAACTATTAAAGAGCAGCCGATCAAGCCCCAATCTCCTAAAGAAATTGCTAAGAATTTAAAAAACCGTCCCTTAGATGAATATATAAAATGGGATGAAGATTATAAATCTGAGAAGGATTCTCCCTTAACAACGCGCGAAGAAACGAAGAGATCAGTTGCGGGGGAAAATGCACAAGAAAACCGAAGAAGGCTAAAAACACTTCAAGATGATTTATCTCATATCCAGGAGACTTTATCCAACCCTAAAATAAAACCAGAACCTCGAGCTATGGCTGAGGTGGCTAAGGCTGGGACAGAACAACAAATAAAGCTTCATGAGAAAGCAATAGAAGAGCAGAGTTCGATTGAAAAAACGGGTAAAAAACCATTTAGAGAGCACGAAGTTTTAGAAGGGATCGACAAGCATATAGAGGAACTGAGTCAGGCTGCTGAATTTCCTCAAGGAGAAATGGCCCATAAATATAAGAATTGGTTTGAAAGAGACCAGAAATATATTGATAAACTTTTTGAACTAAAAGAAAAAGGAGAAATTCCAGAAAAAGCCTTTAAAGATCACTATATTAAAGTACTGGATATGTATAAGAAGGGATACAAGGAAGCCTGGGAAAGATCGAATGATTTTTATAAAGATATGAAGCCTTTTACTAAGGGAGCGTTAAAAGAACACATCGGGAAGGAAGTTCCTGTTATGGAGAGGTATAGAAATCTACTAGAAAATAATATGGATATAAATGAAGCTAAAATTAAGCTTCAAGAAGACAAGTACAATTCCCTTTACCAACTTAAAAAGCCTTTAGTTAAACACCATCTTAAAACGATGAGGAACGATCTTAAGTCCATTCAAAATGATTATGTTAGACAGATAAAATATGCCGACGATTTAACTAAAAAAGTTGAAAGTCAATTCAAGAAGAACCTTGAACCTTTCGAAAAAGATGTGACTAACGTGACAGAAAAAAAACTACACAACTTATCTCGAAAAGGAAAAGTTCCTTATGAAGACGTTAAGAAAGCCTATAAGGAATCTCAGTCAATTGGAGAGGATCTATTTGAAAGCCTTAAAAAAGGAAAGATCTCTCATGAGTTTCAGCCTAAAATTAAAAAGTTCTTTTCTAAAAACCCTAAATTACCCAAAGCAATGGCAGGTGGGCTTATATTAGGAAGTATACAAGAATCGGTTAAGAGTCTAACGGGCATTCATGTCCCAATAAGTACTCTTTCATTTGCGTTTGGAGGAAACAAATGGTTTCAAGGTATGAGATACGGAGCAGCCTTGATGTTTGGCATAGGAAAACAAATTCTCAATAAACTGGGGACCGCATCTCAGAGAAGAAAATTCGAAAAAGCCAATACCTTTGAAGAAAAACAAAAGATAATTAATGAACTCATTCAAAAAGGATGGAGTAGACAACGTCGCAAGAAGGTTATTCCGAGTTCATAGCTACTTTTACCTGTGCCCACCATCCCTTATAGTCTTCAGTAGGGTCGATTGTTACATCCTTAAACACACTCACTATCCAAATAGTAAAAATTATTCCAGCAGTTGTCATGTCAATTCCCCCTTATTTTTTCTTCTTTAGCTATCTGCTCGGTAACGGCTTGTAACACATACTTCGTCATAGACATGTTTCTATAGGTGGCATGAAGTTTAATTTTAGTATGAATATCCTTATGGATACTCATTAGCAGTATTTTAGTAGATTTTATCATATATAAATATATAACATCAACGGTTATTAATTGCCAATTTAAATCTTAAGTTATATAATTAATATTTAATTTTAATTACTCCTTTGAGGAACCATGGCAAAAATAACCCAATCTTACGGATTCGATAATCCACTACAAGAAGTCTTCCCAAAACCTATCGTTAGTAATAGGGCTCCTACTACTACTGATAAGAAATTTCCAATCGGGCAGCAATGGGTCAATAAAACAGCAGGTACTTTTTATGGGCTTTCATCAGTGGTTGCTGGCTCAGCTGAATGGGAAGTTCTTGGTGGCTCTGGAGGCGATGTAAACACACTTACTGGTACAACTGGTGGAGCGGTTCCTCCAGCTGCTGGAACCATTAACCTTGCTGCCGGTACTGGTATTGCGATTGTCGGAGATCCGGGAACAAGTACATTAACCTTTTCATCAGCGGGTACTGCGGCCGAGAGCTTGACAGGTGACAGTGGTGGTGCAGTCTCAGCTACTGCTAACAACATTTCATTACTCTCTGGAACAGGAATGAGTATTATAGGTGATCCAGGTACAAGCACCCTTACCTTTACATCAGCTGCATCTTCTCCAGAGACTTTAACAGGAAATAGCGGTGGAGCCGTCAGCGCCACACTTAATGACATAAGTCTTATTGGGTCAGGTGGTGTATTAGTTACTGGGAATCCTGGAACTAGTACGTTAACGATTACCGCTCCAGGTGGAAGTGCATTCCCTGTTTCAGCTTACACTGTTGGAATCGTAGGAGAAGCTGATTATCAAACTATCGCTGCAGCCATTACAGCGGCGACTGCTACTGGAGGGACCATCTATATACAGGATGGAACGTATAGCGAAAACCTAACCTTAGTTTCTGGGGTTAATTTACGAGGGAACGACGGAACTTCGGTAATCATCTCAGGTATCCATGTGCCTCCTGCCACTGGATCATTAACTATAGAAAACATAGCTATGACTGGAACTTCGGCTATCTTTTCTCTAGCAACTCCAATTTCACCGACACTGATCTTAAAAGGGGTAAACATTTCCCTTATTAATGGTATTTGTTTTGAGTTGGCTGCTATGAGTGGAACCATCCTTATGTTAAATTGTACTAATCTGGGTACAACGATTGATGCCATTCTAGATTGCACCTCCGGTTGTACCTTTATTGCAAAGGATAGTACTTTAGGAGAAGGAACAACTCCTTTCACTAATACCGATGGAGAAAGTAGTTTCTATAACTGTACTGTTTCTTGTCCTATCTTAGTCGATGGTATTGGAATAGGTTTAGTCGATTTCTGCAGTTTAGAAGGTACATTTACAACTGCTGGAAGTGCTGTTTGTCGAGTAAGCCATACTAACATTGATACGGTCGCATCCGATTGTGTGACTCATAACTCTACCGAAATTCTTACTGTCGATGAGTCTACCCTAAATTCTGGTGGTACGTACGCAATCGGAGGAACAGGTAGCGGGATCGTTTATATAACCTCAAATACCTTCTTCAGTCCTCCAGATATTCAATCCTCTTTGACTAACATTAACGGTTATACTTCCATTTCAAATTCTTATAGAACAAGTGATCCTGCCAATGCAGTTCTAATAGAAGATAATGAAGTTACGGGATTTGGTGCAGGAGCTGATGTTGACATTCTCTTAACTCCTAAAGGTATTGGTAAAATTAAATCTTCTTCGGACGTGGCTTTAATTACTGCGGGGACTTCATTAGTTGTGACCGGAGGAGCCGCAACCGACTTTATTGGTTCAGGGGTTCTAGTTAATGGAACTGTCACCATTCTTAACACTAACATTGCTGTAAACGATGTAGTTTTAATCACTCGTGTAAGTGGAGCCGCTTCCACAACTTTAGGTGAGTTAAGTGTAGTTATTACAGCGAATACTAACTTTGTTGTTAACTCTTTACAAACAGCTGTTCCCGGATCGATAGAAAGCAACGATGTCTCAACTTTTACTTACTTTATCGTTAAATACGTGTAATTACAGGAGTCTATAATGTCATATGGAAAAAGAGTTTTATTTGAAACTTTACGAGAGGAGTCGTTCTCTTTTACGGCTGCTACTTATAAGGCATTTGGTGATCCCTTGTCTAATTCTTGCAGACAAATAAGATTTACTAACGAGATGGATGAACCGATGTATATTTCATTCGACGGTACTAATAATGTAGAAAGAGTAGCCACTAACAGTTACGTCTTATGGGATTTTTGTTCCAATAAAGTAAACGATGGTGGATTTTTCCTTGGAAAAGAAACTCAGATATATATTAAAAATGCCTCGGGAGCACCCACTTCCGGAGTCTTTTATGCTACTGTAGTCTATGGTAAAGGAGATAACTAATGTCTAATGCAGGAATTGTTTCTTCAACGGTTACATCAGGTACCTCATCTATAAATCTTCAAGTTTTTGAATCCTCTGGAGTCTATACTCCTACCTCTGGTATGACTCATTGTATCATAGAATGCGTCGGTGGGGGTGGCGGCGGTGGCGGAATTGCCAATTCCGCCGTAGGAAATACTGGAACCGCTGGGTCTGGAGGTGGTGCAGAATATACTAAAACTTTTGCTACGGCTGCGACAATCGGAGTTTCTCAAGTGGTCACTGTCGGTGTATTAGGTGAAGCTGGGACGGACGCAGACGGAAACGGGGCAAATGGTGGTACGACCTCCTTAGGGACTATTATAACTGCAATTGGAGGTTCGGGTGGAACTGGCGGACGAGGGGCTGCGGGCGGAATCGGTGGTACGGGTGGAACAGGTGGTTCCATTACTATCCGAGGGGGTAACGGTGCAAGCGGAGAAGTAGGAATTAGCATTAACATATACGTGACTCAAACTTCTGGAGGATGTTCTTTTTTCTCCCCTAAAAGTGACGGAGGAAAAATTAATCTATCTAAAGTTGGATCTCCGGCTATTGATTACGGTCAAGGCGGTGGTGGAGGGATAAGTTTCAACAACCAAGGAGCTGCTGCAGGCGGAAGAGGATTTTCTGGGGTAATTGTAATAACGGAATTTATATAAAATGACAGTACCGGGTGGATCACCATTAAATTACCAAGTTAATTCCCAGTCTCCATTAAAGAGAGTCTCTCTTAATAGAGCTCCTACCACTAACGACTCTAAGAATTTTAGAGAAGGAGACGAGTGGCTCGATAAGTCTTCCGATGATTGGTATAAACTCGCTGATATTACCGGAAATACTGCTCTATGGGTTCTTATAGGCGGAACGGCTGCTTCAACAGAAAGCTTTGTTCCCGATTCTGGAACTAGTCCCGTTATTCCCGATGCGTCAAATGAAATTACTCTTACAGGATCCAATGGTATAACTACAGTTGGGGGAACCAATTCCGTCACTTTTACGACCTCTAATGGAGAATTAGCCACTAAGTTTCTTCCTGATTCAGGCACAACTCCGGTAGTCCCGGATGCAACAGGGGAAGTCACTTTAGCAGGCGGTACCAATCTAAATACTGTTGGGACACTTAATACCCTAACGACCAACTTAGATGCTACCATTACCCTTACCCAAGTAAACGCTACAACTTTTGATACCAACGTCGCTGCAGCAGGTCTCACAGCTAGCGGAACAACTATTTCCACTGACGGAACAGATGCGAATATCTCTATAACCATGACTCCTAAAGGGTCAGGTACTGTTAACCCTTCTGCCTTGAGTGTTAACTCAGCTTTTACCTTTCCCACTACAGATGGTACAAATGAGCAAGTACTTCAAACTGATGGAGCCGGAGTCGTGACATGGGAGAATTCTGGAGGAGGAGCTGTTCAAACCATTAACATTCAGAAATTTACGGCTAGTGGAGTCTATACCCCTACGGTTGGAATGCAACAATGTATAGTCGAAATGGTCGGTGGTGGTGGCGGTGGAGCTGGAGCTGATACAGAAGGGGGATCAGGCCCTTATACCGGTAGTAATGGTGGAGGAGGAGAATATTCTAAATCCATCTTTCCCGCAGCCACCATTGGAGTTTCACAAGCCGTGACAATTGGCGCTGGAGGAACCGGTGGAACGAATACACCCCAGACGGTTGGGGCAACAGGTGGAACAAGCTCACTAGGGGCTCTCATTACTGCAATCGGTGGTGGTGGTGGACAAGTAAGAGCCCCTCCAGGTTTTACGGTTGGAGGTATTGGAGGCACAGGGGGAACAGGGGACATAACCTTTGTTGGACAAGCGGCGGACGATATAATCTCACCTTCATCCGACTCTCCTGTCGTTTTTGGTGCTTCTGGAGGATCTGTTTTTGGATTCGGACTTCCTGTTAAAACTACTTCGAATCAGGTTGCTCCATATGGAACTGGTAGGACTGCTCCAAATTATGGGGTAGGTGGAGGAGGTGGAATGGGAACGACCATTGGAGTTGTTCCAGCCGTAGGACATGACGGGGGTGTAGGGAGCGATGGTTATATGATTATAACAGAGTATATTTAATGCAGAAAGTTCCCTATAGTCAGGGGTTCAGAGAAATCAATGAAGGAGTCACTATGAAGTACAAGATCATTTTACTATTTCTAGCAGTTTTTTTAGGGTTAGTGGTTGTTTTTCTAACGTCATGCGAATCCATTAAATCGTATCCTGAGGACAATATTATTGAAGAATTTATTGAAGAGATTATTGAAAAAGAGTCGGGGTGGGATTTAGATCTCACCCCTTTTACCCCAGAAGATTAGTCGTTTGGGCAAGTAATTCTATAGGATATCGTCTCACTCTTCTTTAGATACTTGTCCACGTCTATTCCATCTATTCTCATTTGATCTAAGTTGTAAGAACTTCTAGGTGCACACTTCTTTATCTTAAATCCTGAACAGGTAAAACTGTTACCATCTGCATACCCCTCTATCTCTTTCTTAAGAACTTTTCTTTTATCACTCCAAACCTTTTCTTGTGCTAGTATTTCCTTATAAGATTGTAAATCCGCTTCAATCATTTCACTTTCTACTTCTATGTAGTCATCATCTTTACATTCAGGACGAGTCCCACCAACTACTTGAGTCCAGAACTCATCAGCTTTTTTTTGCATAACCTTTTGGGTATCGCTAAGTCTAATTAGTTCTATTGTAATGCACTCATCATATCTATAATCCCATAGAGCTAGAATAGTTCTTTTAGGCTTACATAGCATTATCTGCCATTGAACTTGATCTAGCCAGTACTGAGGAAATACCTGGTGATTACGAGCATTATCTAATACCTTTTCACTCACGGGACACTTAATTTCTACTAAGGTTTTCGAATCGACGTCGAACCCGTCTAATGAAGCTTTGTAATGAGACTTTTCCTCATCCTCAATACATAGAGGATTTAGAGCTAAGCCTAAATTATCATTTAACCATTGTCTAGCTATGTCCTCGTGATCCATTCCATGACGCATAGCAGGATTAATCTTATCTTCTTCTCTAAACCCACACTTCTTCTCCCATAGTTTCATAGGAGTTGAATAGGGATTAGATCCTGTTAGCACTGAGATCTCGGAAGCGCCAATTCCTGACATGCGCCATTGGGCCCAAGCCTCACTTCCTTGAGTATGTTCAATTATTTTCATTTGTTTTCCTTGATTATGTTCAATTATTTTCATTTGTTTTCCTTGTGTGTAGTCCGTGACTACCTAAAATGGTAGCGCTTCTTCAATATGTTTAGGGGTACTTTCTTTCTTTTCTGGAGACCCAACAAAGTTGATATAGAAGGGCTCACAGCTCATTTTAATCCTAGGCCCGTTTTGACTCTCATAGATGACCGGAGTCTTAAGATCAGCTCCTATGATAACTCTGGATCCCTTCTTAAGGTGAGGGATCAAACCTTGGAACATAGGCTTTCTCTTTTCCCATATCACACAGTCATACCAAACCGTCTCTTCTTTACCTGACTTTACAGCTAGTGAAAAAGTAATTAAGTCCTTTCCACTGGCGGTGCTTCTTTCTTCAGGGTCTTTTCCTAGATTTCCTACTAACGTTACTTTTTGCATTACATTCCCTTTATTAATTTTATTATGGCGTAAATACCGAATCCCACTAGTCCGTATAAGATCAGAGTTAAAACAGTGAAAACTTTATTAAGGTTCTTTTTTATCTCTAGCTGGAAGTGCTGGACGGCCTGAGTATTTTGTTTCATTTCCCTTATCATTGCGGTCTCGTAAGGAGTAGGCAATAAAAGATCAGGATTCTTAGGCCTTCCTGGTTTTCTTCTAGGAGCCACTTTAGGTTTTGTTTTCTTCTTATCCATTATTTATATCCTTAGCTTTTTTTATGTTTCGAATTCTGTCTAAGCAGGAGCTATAGGTCTTAGCTGGTATCTCCGATAGCTTCTCAATATTATATCCTTTCAATAAACTCTCTAGTATTTCTTCATACCCTTCGAGCTCTTTGCTTAAAACTTGAAGCTGTGCTTTGGTGATATTAGGATTAGACTTAGCTACAGTATCTATATCTCTACTTTCTTTCATGGCTGATTCCCCGTCGTCGTCTTCTTCACCAGCTGTACATCCTATAATCGAAGCCATATTGTATCTCTTCAAGTAAGTAAGATAACTCCCCATAGATTGGATATCTGCCTTAGGTGGATTAATCTTCATCTTTGATTCCATCCACTGTCCAGATGCATGACATAGACGTGTATAGAGCCACTGTGTGTCTTTCTCCCCATCAAGCACTCTTTGGATTATCGATAGCCCATACTTCGATAGAGCCGGTCTAGAGGCATTTACAATCGATGTCAGATCTGCGTACTTAGACTTAAAATAGGAGTTTACTACATTAGCCTTCGCTACCTTCATCTCTCCTTGTGCTTTACCTAAAGCTGTGAAGAGCTCCCCTAGTTCTTTTGATTCCATCTTAATTACCTCTTCGATTATTACTCTTTCTATATTTAATTTTTCTTCAGTCATTTTTTTATCTCCAGTGGTTGAGACTTCCGAAGGGAGACCATTTATATAATTTATGATAGGACACCATACTGTCATACTGAGGGATTCACCTTCTAAAGGACAGTAGGCACTTACTTCTTCTTGTATATTGAGGACATCCGTCAGCCAATAGGAGACACTCCCCTTATAGATTTCAATAAATTTAATAAGAAATGTATTAAACTCAAATCGGCTCCATCTATAAAACACACTCTTTATGTGGGTTTTAGAATAGAAATTTCCTTTTTCGTATTCCTTATCTATTATGCTTCTTATTTTATCCAACATCTCCTCATCAGCCCCGTCTATCAGGAGTTTCTTGACTTGATGGAGCGTCTTCTTCCTCGACGCTTCTCCCTCTTTCTTTAGTTCTTCAGTCATCCTTCTTCTCCTAGCTTTTCTAATTCTTCCATAATTAAGGTCCAGATGGGATCGTCTATGTTATCCCAAGCACTTTTCTTAAGTTCTCTTATAGAATCTTCAAGAGCAAATCTTGTAATAAAATATTCAGTTATATCTAATTGACTGGATTCAACGAGATCACTGATAAATATAACCAATTCTTCATTTCCTATCTTGGAAAGCTCTTCTTTTACTAATTTAATAAGATAATCATTAACGTGTTTATAATAGGGATTGGTGCAAAAATTTATTCCTAGCAAAGAGCACATAGGTTTAATTATTCGAAGACCCCACTTGTCTATAATATCTTCTATTAAAATCCACAGAGGGGTGGATCTCTTAAGGTTGGGAGGCGTCAACTTTGTAAGTAATTCACAACACTCCTCTACTAAATTTTGGGTTTTATCTGCAATCCCCCATCTTAGATTTAAGTGAACAGACTGATTATCCCTAATAATGTTTGACACTATTCTCAGCATAGAAGCAGTAGAATATCCAACCAATTCCTGTTGGGCTTTTAATTTGTTTTCTTCATTCATATTTGTTCTCCTACTTTAATTGTTCTTATTTTTTTCTACTCTAAGGGCGATCCGGCACATCTCTTCTACTGTCTGGAAAAATGTTTCTTCTAAGTTATCCTGGGGATACATAATTTTTATCGAATTGATGATCATTTGTAACCCTTGTCCCATTAGAAGGGATACTTTTTCCTTTTTCGTCCATCCATAAGACTCCAGAACTTGTTTCACACTTGCGTTGCAGGCTTTCATTTTTTCTTCAGTCATCTATCCTCCAAAGGTCAGCAAGTTCTTGTAAACATTCTTCTAATAATCCCAGGTCATTCTGATTTAAATAGACTCGGCACTCTTCTACTAGAAGTTGCGTCTTGCATCTCTTTAAAGGATCGACGTCGTCGTCTTCAAAGACATCGTAACGGTATTCATTTAGACTCATGACTCTTCTCCTTTTCGCTACATTGACCGGTATAAAGATGGTCTAAAGTTTTTAAAGTGTCCTTCCAAGTGCAATTCCTAACGTCTCCATGTTGTTCTAGACTTTTAACATGCTTTACTAAGTCTTCGCATAATATTTTCCATCTAATTAATTCCATATCCGTAGGATAATAATCACATCTACAAGGCATTATTCTTCTCCCTTTCTTCTGAATCTTTAATATTATTCCTAATTATAGAAAGAGAAGGAAGATATCCGTTTTCATCGAAATTATTATAACAATTCCAGAAGCACTGTTGGGCGATATTTAGATTCCCGTCCCGTCCTGTTTTAAAAACCTCTTTCAGTAGTTCTCCTATTAGCTCCACCATCTCTCTTTCGAGGATAAGTTGTTCGCTTAAGATTTTTTTTAGTGGGGTCATTTCAATTTCCATCTATCTTCTCCGTTTGTTTTTTTGTAGTTTATACACTGTTCGATCAATTCATCTTTGTCAACGTCCCACAAATCGGCCAGATCATAAATGGCCTCCGTAAGAACCTGGGCCATCCCCAAATTTATGTACGTTACACACTCTTCTATAAAGTGTCTGGTCTTTCTCTCTTTATCAGGTAGGCTCATCTCTTTTTTCCCTGTCTTCTATAATTTCTTTCATTCATAGCTCTTCTCCGTTTTTATAGTGGTTTAAAAATCTCTTCTTCTTTTCTTCGTATTCTCTCGCATCTTCTTCATTAAGAATACGTTCATTGTGGTCGAGTCTTTTCTTCTCTTTGGAGTACTCCTCACGACCCGTTGTGGTCAACTCTTTCATGTGACTCGACGCTATGCCTCCAAAGACATCCCATGCACAAGAGATCGTCCAATCCCCGTACTCAAGGGCACTGCATAGATGCATCATTTGGTTTCTAGTCTTAATCGCTAAAGCTAAATATTCCTTCTTAGTCATCTCTTCTCCGTTTGTGCTTGTTGTTAATTTGAGTATACGTTAACATAGCCACAACATTAATGCAACCCCAAACTTAATAAATGCTAAATATAAAAGAATTACACACCTACATCAAGAAAACTAAGGTTAGACTACTGTGGCTTTCAGATAAAACAGGGTATTCCAGACACCACATTTCTAATGTACTCAATGAAAATATGAACACTTCTAAGTCTTTTCTTAGGGTCATGAACTACGCCATCGACGAACACAAAAAAACCCCTCAGCAATGAAACTGAGAGGCTACAAACTAAAAAACAGAAAACATTTGTAAAAATTCTAACTCTCTATACCTTCGAAGGTTCAAAAGGTTCGAAAGAGGAGTTTTGAACCTTTTGGACCCTCATCATCTATTAGTTCTTCTGTTTTCCTGATAGTCTTTCTTTTTTTATAGAAGCTAGACAATTACGTCGTCGCCTTCCTCCCTCATAAAGGTCAAAATACACAAATCAGCCCAAACTTCTTTGAAGCTAATGGGACATTTCTCCTTTACGAAACTTGTTCTCAAGATGTAATGAGCCTCCGATAAAAGTTCGCTGATTATCGTCTCAATTCCTGTGGAGCCCTCCGTTCTGTTCATATGAATAAACTCTTTTAAGTGCTTCCTAAAGACTTTACTTAAAGCTAACTTCATCGGTTCTACCTCATCTATTTTCATCTTGTTCTTCCTCTTTTTTAGTTATTTGAAATTTTATGTTGATATAAACATTATTTAGGCGCATAAAAAAACTCCGTAACTTTAAATAAAACTACGGAGCGAAGCTGGGATGGTTACCCCACTTAAAACAATTTATTTAAACAAATTTCCCGTCAGAAGGAAATTACAAACACTACCCCAAGGTAACCCAATCTCATTTTATAAAAAACATCACCATAGGATTGCAAATGTCAGAGCAGCTTAACATCAATAAAGAATTAGAGTCAAGCCTCCAACTAACACCGGAGATTAAACAGGAGTGGGATACTCATCCATCTCAATACTCGGTTACTATTCCCGATGATATCAAAGATGAAGTGGGCATTCTATTAGCCTACCTATATGGACTAATCGATATCCTCTGTTTCAAAAAGGGGTTCTGCTTTATGAGTGATGAAGCTTTGGCCGTTAAAATGGAAACCTCGGTTAGACAGGTTAAACGCTATATTAAAACCCTTGAAGAGAAAGGCATGATACACCGCAATACCTATAACACCCCTCGAGGCCGAAAACGCCACATTATAACCAAATCCCGATACAAAGAGTACTGGGATAAGTTCCTATGTCATCCCAAAGTACCCGAAAAGATTCGTAAAGACTTCTTGAAAATAGCCTTCGATGCCAAAGGACAAAACGTGCCTAAAACGGAAACGGAAGCAACCCAAGAGCCAAATCTGTCCCTTGCATATACACAGGACAAATCTGTCCCTTGCTTTATTAAGTTAGACTTACAAGAGAGAGATACACCGACGTCGCCCCCCAAACCCCCCTCTATTCCCAAACCCACCCAAAACGACGACGAAAGAACGAAGGTAAAAGAAGAGCTTAGAAAAGCTGGAATAACTGGCGAACGAGCCGAAATAGGGACAAGATACTATTTCAATAACATCGAGGATTTTCAAAGTAGGGACAATCCTATCGCTTATCTTATTCATGGTATTCGGAATGGATGGGCTATCGATTCTGATGCTGTTCAACAGAAGAGCAAGAAAAACGCCGTTAAGAAAGAGGAAGACTTCGTCGATGGCCAGGACCTCTGTACCAAGTTCTACACGGAACATCCGAGTTGTCGAGGACTCAAGTATTACCTGGGAGACTATGCTCTTGAGGTTACTAGGGATAATGCAGGGTATAATGTGCCATACAACGATCCTCAAATTAACCATAAACTCACAAAACTAAGGAGAGAGCATGCAATTTACTATTCCAGGAAAACCCATCACATGGAAGAGGACAGGTCGTAAGGGAGACATGTACTACGACAGACAGGCTAAGTACAAGCAGATGTACGCACTTATCATTCAACAGCAGATGAGAACACTGATGGTAAAGCCAGTTCCTTACACAGAGCCTCTCTGTTTAACGATCGACTTCTATATGCCAATTCCACCCAGCTGGAGTAAGAAAAGAGGACTACGGGCCCTTAGAATGCCTCACAGGACTACTCCAGACCTTGATAACCTTACCAAATTCATTGGAGATGCCTTGAATAAGATACTTTGGGTTGACGATGCTTTAATCTATGAAATCCATTGTCAGAAGTTCTTTGGGTCGGAAGGCAAGACAGTTATTACGGTAGAGCCTTATGAAGCAGGTGATATGATTACCCCTGTAACACCTTGTTCTTAATGCATATATAATTTATATTGAGGGAAATAACGAACTATCAATAACAGCAGATTTTAAACAAATAATTTACCGGTATACGTGGCAGGGATTACCGGTATACGT